ATATCCTGTTGGTGGTTATTATTCGCCATATACAGGTTTAGCACAAATTGTTTTACCTAAAGCACCAGTAAGTTCAGTTAGTCATATAAAATATTATGATTCTGATAATTCTTTACAAACTTGGGCATCTTCAAATTACAATCTTGTAAAACCTGAAAATCAAAAAGGGTTTGTTGAATTAGCTGATGGAAAAGATTTTCCAAGTTTATATGCTAGAGCAGATGCAATAAAAATAACTTTTGTTAGTGGTTATGGGTCAAGTGCATCAGATGTTCCAGAAACGATTAAACAAGCAGTTTTATTGATTATCGGTAATTTGTATGAGAAAAGAGAGGACACAGTAAAAAGAATGCCCACAACATCGGAATATTTATTAGAACCTTACAGAATTTTTGAATACTAATGAAAGAAGGTTTAGTAAAAGCAGGTGAATTAGATACTTATATAACTATCTATGAATTAACAAGAACACAAGATTCCTATGGTGGTTATGCAAATAGTAGGTCAAGTTTAAAAAGTGTTTGGGCGAAAATTGTTCCACATAAAGGAACAGAAAAAGTTGAAGATGACACTATTACAGGAACTTTAAAAGTTGCTTTTTTGGTTAGATGGGATTCTGATTTACAATTAGATTCTGCAACTATTTCACCACAAAGAAAATTTCAAGTTAATTATTTAAGTAAATATTGGGAATTAGAAAGCACAGAATATAATGGAAGGGGAAAAGGAATTATTTTTAATTGTTCATTTAAAGATGATGGAAGATTAGATTAATATGGCAAAGTATACATCAAATACATATGGGGGGGCAGCAATAGGGGATTCAATTGATATTCAAGGTTTAGAAGAAGTTAAAAGAGTTATGAAAAAAACTTCTGATGACTCTAAAAAAAGAAGAACATTGTTGAAGGCGTTAAGGCATGGGGCAATTCCAACAAGACAAGCAATGAAAATGGGAACACCTGTTAGAACAGGAAATTTAAAACAATCTATTGGAATAATAACAGGAAAAGGGGGGAGAGATGGAATTGGTGCGACATCTGTAACAGTTGGAGCCAGAGTTACAAAAAGAGGGGGGCGAAGAAAAAAAGGACAAAAAAAATATATTAAAAATGATGGATATTATGTTGGATGGGTTATAAGAGGACATAAAAAAAGAGGTGGTGGAACAACTGCACCAAATGATTTTTTAACACCTGCATTTAATTCAACTAAAGATATTGCGGTAGAAAGAATTGTGGATAAATTAATTAAGGATGTATTAGAAAAAAATTGGAAATGAGTTTATCAAAAGCTATATATAAAATATTGTCTAGTGAAACTGACTTGATTGCAGAAACATCAACACGCATATTCCCTTCTGTGATTCCTCAAAATGTTGATTACCCTGCATTGATGTATGAAATAAATTCTCAAGACCCAATCTATGTAAAAGATAGAAGGCATCAAAAAACAGAAGCACACATTGTCATTGGTGTTCATGGAAAAACATACGCTGATGTTCAAAATGTATCAGATATTGTGATTGCCACTTTAGAAAAATACAAAGATGCTACTGATTATTCAAACCCTGAAACAGGAATATCAGGAACACCAGATACAGGGGGGTGTTCAATTGTTGAAGGTTATTGGATTCAAGAAATATTTTTTGATAATAGTTTTGATTTGTTTGATGAAAAATTAAGAGTGTTTGAAAAGTATATTGAATTTGATGTTCGGTTTTTAAACAATCCTTCATCAATGGGTGCTTATGGTTGGTTTCCTGTTGACATAAAAGGATTAATGAGTACAAGCGAAACTGCAAGTCCACCAACACCACCAACAAGTAATTCAGATAAAGTGAGATTGTGGTATGATGGAAGTGGTGCAACAACATTAAATGTTTCATCAGGTGATTCTTCTGCACCTTATTATAATACAGGTGGATATTTAAAATTTCAAGAAGCAGATGGTTCGGGTGCTAGTATTAGTTCTGCATCAGCTATTGAATTTACTAATGGGTGTACTTTATTTTTTGTATTTCAAGAAGATGTAACTGCATCAGATTTTTATTTGTATTTAACATCAGAAGGAAGTAGTGGAAGTGAAAACCAAATTTATTTTAGAAGGGAAAGCACCGCTTCGCAAAGTTTTATATATATTAGATTAAATGGAACTCAAAAACTTTTAAAAGGTGGTATTTCTACACCTGATTTTTCAAATAAATGTTATTTAGCTATTTCATGGGGAAATTCAAGTGATGAAAATGGAGAATGGGAATTAATTGACCCTAATGATTCCACATATTTTAACAAAAATTTTTACAATTCATATAGTCAAGCAGGTGGTGGAAATTTTAAATTTCAAAATTTTGGAATTGGTGCAGATGGAACAGATAGTTCATTGCGATTATATGAATCTGTAATATTTAACAAAAAATTAACTTTTGGCGGTGGTCAATATAACAGAATAAAAGATTATTTATTAAATAAACATAGCTTATGAAAACTTACATAGTAACATTCATCAAAGACAGACCTATTGATGGTAGAAAAAAAGGTGATAAATATGGTCCTGTAAAAAAGGAAGGATATATGAACCTATTAAATCAAGGTTGGATTGAAGATGAACATGGATTAGCAAAAACTAAAAAAGAAAAGCCAAAAAATAAACAAAAACCAAAAGTTGAAGAAATAAATTTAGAAGATTAATTAATTAATAAAAACAAAAAAAAATGGCAACAACAGGAATTTTTAATGGAACTAGCTTAGTTCTATCGGTGGACACATCAGGCGGTGGTTCACCAGTTTTATTGGGTGCTTCAACAAGTTGTTCAGTAAATTTTACACTTGATACTTTTGAAACTACCAATAAAGATTCAGCACACAGAAAAGCATATTTACCAGCTGCAACAGGTTTTACAATGGATTGTGAAGCGTTTTATACAACAGATGAAACAGTTGCACCTGATAATTTAATGACTGCTTTAAATGCAAGAACATTAATTGATGTTGAATTTAATGAAGCATCAGATACAACAGGTGACTATAAATATACTGGGAAAGCGTATATTACAAGTTGTTCGTTAAATGCACCAAATGAAGATGCTGCGACTTATTCAATAAGTTTACAGGGTTCAGGGGCATTAACGATTGCTGCTAACTAATAGTATTGTTTGGTTTCGTTTTTAATACTATATTGAACAAAATTATATAGTATGACAAAAGAATTAAATAAACTAGCTATTGGCGGTCAAATGCGACCTGTTCACTTTGGTTTTGCAACATTATCTGAATGGTGTGATATGTCTAATATGACATTAAATGATATTGGTACAATGGGAAATAATATGCCCTTATCAACTGCGATTTCAATGGTTTTTTGTGCTTTAAAACATGGTGCAAGAAAGGGAAAGGTGGAGTTTAAATATACTACTGATGATATTGCAGATTGGTTAGATGATGACCAAGAAGCTTTAGTAGAAATAATGGACTTATTTGCTAAATCAATGAGTAAAACTAATGAAAAAAAAAAGGCGAAGGGGGTGAAGAAGTAGCCCCCCAAACCTTTGAATCTTTATTAGAAATAGCATTAGGAAGAATGCACATGAAAGAAGATGAATTTTGGGATATGACACCCAGAATTTTTCAAATAAAATGTGATGGATTTTTTTCTTTAATAGATGACTTGGAAAGGCAAAAGTGGGAACGCATGAGATTTCAAACAGTTGCTTTAATTAATAGTCAAAGAAAACGAAGTGAACAAATTAGTTTACACAAGTTAGTCAAGTTTGATTGGGATAAAAAAGAATCTCAAAAAAACGAAAGAGATAAAATTGATTATATAATTCACAAATCACAAAATAAAAAATGACTTTAGCTAAAAACGTTTCAATATTTTTTAGAGCAGATACCAAAGCTTTTCAAAGTGGCTTAGACCAAATGCAACGAAAGTTGAGTAAGTTTAGTCGACAAACTCAAAAATTAGGTCGTTCAATTACAAGAAATTTTAGTATTCCTTTTGCATTAGCAGGAACTGCGGCAGTTAAAATGGTTGCAGACTTTGATACGTCAATGACTAAATTAAATACTTTAGTTGGTATTAGTGAGGGTGAAATTAAAAAATTTAAAGAATCAGTTTTAGAATTATCAGGAGAGGTTGCACAATCTCCAAATGAATTAGCGGAAGCATTGTTCTTTTTAACTTCGGCTGGTTTAAAAGGTGCAAATGCAATGGAAACTTTAGAAGCAGTTTCAAAAGGTGTTGCAATTGGATTGGGTGAACAAACAGATTTAGCAAAAGTTGCAGGTGCTGCCCAAAATGCTTATGGGGCGGATGTTTTATCTTCTGCGGAAGCATTAGATATTTTCGGTGCTATGGTGAAAACAGGTATGTTTGAATCTTCTGAATTAGCAGCAGTATTAGGAAAAGAAGCGGGTTTTGCTGCTGCATTAGGAATATCATTTGAAGAACTAGGGGCGTTTATTTCTACTTACACCAGAACAACAGGTGATGCCACTTCTGCTACTGTTGGGGTTTCAGGGGTGATGATGGCTTTTACAAAAGAAACACAAAAAGGTAAAGACGCTTTATCTAAAATCAATATGAGTTATGATGAACTTAGATTGATGTTAGGGGAACAAGGATTGCAAAATACTTTAATTCATTTAAAAGAAAACTTTGCTGCAAATGGGGTTGAATTATCAGAATTTTTTAGTAAATCACAAGCATTAAAAGGTGTAATAAATGTTCTTGGAAATCAAACTGGTGATTATGTTAGTATATTAGGAGAATTAGAAAATGCTTCAGGCATGGTTTCAGAAGGTTTTGATACTTTAACACAAACCACTGGTTTTAAATTACAGAAAGCATGGAATGATTTGAAATTAGCTATGATGGATTTTGGAGTTGTTTTAGTTCCAATCATGGAAGCGTTTGCAGGTTTTGTTTCACTTATTTCAAAAAAATTTACAGAACTAGGAGACAACACAAAAAAAGTTTTTGGGTTTATAGGAACTGCTTTGGCTGCATCAGGTCCTATTTTACTTGGTTTATCGCTGGTAAGTAAAGGAATTAAAATGGCTATTGCAGGTGTGGCGTTATTACAAAAGGCATTTGTTATGTTAGCTAAAAATCCCGCTTTAATGGCTATTGCAATATCTATGAGTATTGGAATGGGAATGATAAATCAAACTACAACTGCTATAAACGATCAAGGAAAAAAAATAGTAAAATTAACTGAAGGTGCTAAAGCTTATAGAAGAATTTGGGGAGTTGTTAAGTTTATGATTCAAGCGGCAGGACAAGTATTGTATGATTTGATGGTAACAGCAGGGGGTATTGTTGCTATTTTAGGAAGTGCGGTGACATTACAATTTAAAGAAGCGGACAGGCATTATCAAAATGTAAAAGCCCTTCTAACAACTGATAAATTTGGTCGTAGAATGTTTGACTTTTCTAATTTGAGAACAGAATTTGATGAACAAATGGAAGCAATAGAAAAAGGAATTGAAGATACAGAGTTTGAATTAAATAACCCAAAAATGGCACCAAAAAGTGGTGAAGAATTAATGGAAGATTTTAATAAGGAATTAAAAGACTTTAAACCTGAAATTGATTTAGGAGAAGTAGATTTAGATTTTGGTGATGGTGGGGAGAAAGAATGGACACAAGAAGATTTAGATGCGTGGTTTAATTTACCAACAAAAGAAGATTTACAAAAAGCTGTTCAATTTATGGCATTAGAAATGCCTGGTCTTGACAACTCTGCCATACAATCAAGTTTAGATGAATATTTAATGATTTGGCAGGAAAACCAATCAAATGTGGTAATGAATGTTAAGGAAGCAAGTGAGGAAATAAAAGAAACAACTGATAACATTTCAAAGGATTTAATTCGAATGCAACAAATGGTTGCAGACAATCTTTCTTCAGGAATTGGAGATGCTTTTGCAGATGCAATTGTAGAAGGTGAAAATTTTGGTGAATCTATGATTAATGTTTTTAAACAACTTACAAAACAAATAATTGCAACAATAGTTAAACAACAAATTTTAAATGCATTAATGGGTACGACACCTGCTGGACAAGGAGTGGGAATGTTACAAGGTTTGGGAAATATACTTGGTATTACTCCTGCTAATGATATTGCTTTTGGACCAAGTTCAGGAAGATTTATTACAGGACCAGAAGGTACATTTTCGTTAAACCCAAATGATTCAATAGTTGCAGGAACAAATTTATTTGGTGGTCAGCAAAATAATAATATGACAGTTAATGGTTATATAGATGGAAGTTCAATATTTTTATCTAACACAAGACAAACAAACACAATAAATAGATTATCATAAATGGCGGGTATTAAATATCAATGTGAGTTTTACAGCAATAATGGTTCTAGATATAGAATGAATCTGTATCATGTAGACTATTCTGGAACAACTATTCCATTTGTTGCAGGTCCAGAGGGCTTTCAATTAACTTATGAAGGAGAAACTGATTCTGTTTATCAATGTATTAAAGCATCATCAATGCAATTTGATTTTGTTATAACTGAAGCACCAACATCATCAGGAGACCCAACCACAGGAAATATATATGCAGATTTACTTGCAAATAATGAAAATAAAATGTTTGTTATTGTTCAACAATACGATTCTGGAAATAGTGCGTGGCGTAATTTTTGGGCGGGTGATATTATAGATGACACTGTTGAAATTCAAGATGCACCATATCCTGTTCAAATAAGAATACAAGCAACTGATGGAATTGCTAAATTAAAACAAAAAACATATTCACCAATAACAGGGGGGACATGGTTAACTGTCTTGTGGTTTTTTCAAGATGCTATTTCAAAAAATCTTTATTATTCAACATTGTTTCCAAGTTCAGGTGGCACAAGTGTTATTACAATCAGAAATACACCTGATAGATATGCGGAAAACATGGGTTCAATTACTGATTCAACATGGCAAAACACATATAACCCAATGAAATTATGTATGTTAAATGAAGCTGCATTTGTGAAACAAGATGGGGTTTATTTTACATATTATGAAATATTAGAACAAATTTGTACATTGTGGAATTGTCAATTTTTTTTAAGTTCTATTTGGAATGAAGATATTGGTTGCACATGGTGGTTATTTTCACGAAACATACTTTATTTTGAAGATGGACCATCTATATTAGATACATGCAGAGTTTTTAAAAATCAAGCATATGATTCAGCAAATACTGCTTTAAATTATTTAGAATATAGTGTTCCTAATACATCTGTAAATTATACACCTACATTAACAAAAACAATTGGAGACACAGACCATCCTAAATTTTCTGGCAATAAAATTACTTATGTTGCATCGTTAGGTGAAGTTAAAAATATTTATAATCATGATTTGTTTTCTTACAATTGGAATAGTCCAAGTGCAGGAAGCACGAATATATATAATGAATTTGGAAGTTTAAGAAATAATGCCACATCAGGTTTTCAATATTTCACTAATACCCTTTCCGCAAGTAGTGCAGATTTATCATCACCATATTTTCCAGAAGGAATGGCATTTACAGAAGGTGGTTCTAATAATCAGGGTTTATTTATTCCTGTAAGTTCAGGTCAAGATAATATTATAATAACAGGTGAAATGACTTTTTCTTATTTTATGAATATTGATGGAACAACACCAATAGGGACTTTATTTGAAGGTTTAATCTCAAATGGGTTTCAACCAAGTTTTAATGTAACTGGAGTTGTGCAAGTGTTTTTTGTAACATCTGATAAAGATAATGAAGATTGGTATGAAGCACAATTTCAATCCCCGCCTGTTAACTTAAATGATAATGAAGCAAATATATATTTAAATGGAGAATTTGGAAATGGAGAAAGTGGAATGTGTACTTGGGACACATCAACTTCTTCTTTTATAAAAATTCACGCAGAAGATGTACCAATGATGGATGGCACACCAAATCAATTTACTGTTCCATTTACTTTTATTAGTGATTTAATACCATCTAGTGCAGCTGGTTCTAACATATCAACATTAAAAAGAATGCGTATAGTCATTCCTGATTGGTCTGATAGTGTTGCTTTTGATTCTTCATTTACTGCTAATATTGGAACTGCTGTTACTTTTACAGGAAACCCATCTATTGAATTTTCAAATTTTCATGTTTCATCATTTTTAGATGGTTCAGAAATGGGGAATTACTTTTCAACATCAGTAGGAAAATTCACTAATACAAATGGTGAAGCTTCTGCAAAAATGGAAATAACACCAGAATTTTTTATTGGAGACCCACCACCTTATGTAACTAATTCTGATGGTGATTTAACAGTTGGTAATAATGGTCCTTCATTGTATTTAAGTGGTATTAAAGTTGTAGCACCAGCATCATCAAGTCCCACAACAACACCACCAACAACAAGTGTAAATAATAACAGAAGGTGGCGTTCACAACAAGATGGAACATTTTTACCATTAAATCAATTATTAGCAAGAGAAATAATTAAAAAAAGATGTTTACCATCATATAAATACGATATATCTTTTGAAAACTCAACTGCTAATGAAAGTATAACATTTGTTAATTCTTTAAAAACAGACATGAAATTAAATAGTGGAGAAAGTGCAGATGTACAAGGGTTTTTTCCTATTGGTGGCACATATACTGCTGCAACTGATTCATGGAAAATGACTATTGAACAATTTTCAATAAACACAAAAACCAATTTAACAAATAATAGTTTTTTTAATATTAATAGAGAATTATTTTTAGAAAATCCTAATATTATCGTATCACCATATTTTTAAAATGAACAACGCAAAACTTAAAATACAAGGGGGTAAAAATTTAAACGTTGCTGCAACAAAAGTTGGTAATGCGAGAGGTTATATGTTTAATCAACATAATGTCAATGTTTCAAGGGAAGGTTTAAGAAATTTACAACAAAGATTAACAATAACAGAAACAACTTCTAATATTTCAGGAACAATTACATCAATAGGAATTAATACAACAGGTTTTGATATTATAAAAAATGGAGATAAATTAATTATTGTTAATCCAGTTACAGGAGTTGGAGTTGATGTTAATGTTACCGCAGATGTAAAAGGAACTGATAGTTTAATTTCTGTTGCATCAGTAGTTCTTTATGCACCTGCTGGTTCTTTTGTAATGTTTCAAGAAGAATTTTTAAATTATTTTGTGAGAGGTGGGACAATAACTTATAAAACAACTATTTCTAACGCAGATTATAAAACATTAAATACAAGTCCTGTTACATTGGTTGCAGGTTCAACAGGATTCGTGATGATCCCTGTAAATTTATTAATTATCACAGATGGTTATAGTACAGATGATGAAGGCAATAGCGTAACTTTATTTTGTGGTCATGGAACAAGCACAAGTGCTGGTCAATATTGGGATAATATATTAGCATTTAATTTTCGTTTGCGTAATAATTCAACATGGAACATGACAGGTGACACAGGGAAAATATACAATACTTCTATTTCAGGACAGGGAATAAATTTATATTCAAGTGGTGCTTTTGAAAGTGATGATTTTACATTAAAAGTTTATTTAACATATAGAATTGATAGTGCATAAAATGAAAAAAGATATTAGTACATATATATATATAACACTTTTGTTAGTGGTTTTAGGTTGTTCAATGCTTTGTTCACAAAGTAATTTTTTTAAATATTCAACTTTTTATGCTACAATGAATACGCAAACTTCAATGGTAGAAGAACAAAATTATATTGCAATTTCAAAAGGTTATGAAGAAACAACACAAGTTAACCCATATGATATTCAAATAAATTTGGGATTAAGAAAAGTGGCTAGAATGGATTATGAACAAAAATTAAAAACATGGTATTATGGAAATGAAGAATCGGTTTCTGACTTTACCACTATTGGTAATAATAATAATGGTTGGGAGTATTTGTTTAACTATTCTTTTATACGCAATCGTGGTGAAAAATTTAATTCTCAAAAGTATTGGGTTAGATATTTAACAAGTAATTTAGCAACTAAAATTGAATATAGAGATAATGAAAGAGTAGATTTAAAATATAGTTCAGTAGATTTAAGGTACAGAATAAGCAAAAACTATTTTGATTTTACTTTTGGAATTGTTGGAAGGTTACATCCTGTTTATCACATATCACCAATAGAAGATTTTTGGGTTAGTGGTGAAACATCATTTTTTGATTTAGCATCTGATTTTGGTTATTCTAGTCAATTTGTAAATGGTAGATGGCATTGGTTTAAAAATGGTGAATTACTTGCGACAAGTAATGATGAATTTTTTACACATTATTTTGGTGATGCAATAAGAGAATTTAATGAACAAGAATTAGCAAAGCTAAATGAAGTAAAAGAATTGTCATTAGTTTTTGGAATATCTTATTATAAATATCAACCTGAGTTTTGGGTTCATGCGTGGTTTAATGCTTTACCATATCATTATGGATTAGATGAATATTCTTTTGAATATAATGATTCTTCATTTGAATATGATGGTGGTTTTGTTTTAGGTTATAGAATTGGAAACAAAAAAAACTTTGGTGTTTTTATAGAAAACAATATTCAAAGAGTTTGGGAAAAAGATATATTCAATCTTCAATTTGGATTTAATTATTTAATATTTTAAAAGATGAAAAAGTTATTATTATTATTAGTGTTTAGTTATGGGTTTAGTCAAACAAATTGTGAATTATGTGTGGAACAAAATGGTTTTTATTGTGGAGATGATGAAAGCAATTGGACACAATATAGCCCTAATGGTTGTGTGCCTAATGGTCTTAATGGTTTATTTTATCTTAATGACGGGTGGCTTGATTGTGTGGATGGTTCAGATGAAAATGAAGCCACTGCTACAACTATTGAAGAATGTAATGTGTATAATGTTGGTTGTGATACTATTTATGTTGATGTTTTTGTTACTGATACAATTTTTATAACTACTATTGACACTATAATAAATACAGAATATATTGATTGTGAATCAGGTTTACCATGTGGTATTGGTTTACAAGAAATATTAGAAAACTCAAAAACCAAAAATGCTTTATACAACCTTCAGGGAAAAGAGATTAGACAAAGAAAAGGAGTATATATTGAAAAAGGAATTATTAAACTAAAAATAAATTAAAAAATGAAAGAAGTAATAAACAAAATAATTAATTCAAGAAAATTTTGGTATGGTTTTACAACTATGCTTTTAATAATGTTTTCTGAAGATATTGGAATTAGTGAAACAAAAATGCAAACTGGCGTTATTGTTTGTGTAGCTCTTATAATCGGTCAGGGATTAGCAGATAAATCTTGTAAAAAGTAAAGTCATGCCAGAAGTTTCAGAAAATAGTAAATTTACACTATCACTTAAATCAATAATAGCTATAATTTTAGTTACAAGTAGTTTTGTTGGTCAATATGCGGTCTTGTCAAATGAAATTGAGGAAGCTAAAAGGTTGCCTGAATCAGAAATTAGCAGGTCGGAATTAGATTTAAAATTGCAATTAATATCAAAAACAGTAATCAGCAACGCTGAAAAACTAAACAAAATAGAAACGCAGATAGAAAAGATTGAAGGTAGGGTTTACGAATTAAAATGAAATTTCTGAAATATATATTAGTATTGTTGGCAATACAACTACAAGCACAAAATTTTATTAATGAAAATGAGTTTGATAATTATATCAAAAAAAATGATGTATTTGTTATAGAATTTTGGGCAGAATGGAATAAACAAAATCAATGTAATTTTTTAAAAGATTTAAAACAATGTATTACAAATAGGGTTTGTATTGTGGAAAATAAAAAATTAAAAGAAAGATTTAATGTTGATGTGTTGCCAACACTAATATTAATTCATAAAGGACAAGAGGTTTGCAGATTTAATGGAAATCTTTTGTTTCAGCTAACAACCAAAAAAAGTGAAGTTCAAACAAAAATAGATAGTATAATAATTAGCAAATTTAATTAATGGAACTAACAAAAGAACAAATAGAAAATGCAGTAAAAGACAAAGGGTATAATTGGTTTGATAAAGGTGATTATAATTTAAACATTGTGGGTGTTAGAAACTCTGATACAGGTGATGAAATAACAAACAAGTTTGATGACCAAATAACATTATCGTATAAAGTAGATGGTGAATGGAAATTTTATAGTTTTGATGCTACTACTGACCCTGGTAGATATTGGGTAGAAAATATAATGCGTGTAGAAGGCGTGGCGTGTATGAAACCAGGACAATACAAAGCATATAGAATAGATAAGCATAGAGGAAACTATGACGCTTTATGTCAAAGAGAGGGAGAGGTAGAAGTATATAGAGATAACAACAAAGACGCTTGTTATGATTTAGATGATGACAATACACAAACAGGTTATTTTGGAATTAACATACACAGAGCAACCGCAAGAGAAGGGAAAACATCAACACAAGTTGATAAATGGTCGGCAGGATGTCAAGTGATTGCATCTAATGATGATTGGAAAGAGTTTATGGAAGTATGTTACAAAGCAAAAGAAATTTGGGGTAATAAGTTTACCTATACATTAATAGAAAGTAAAAATATAATATAATGGAAACAGCGGTTTATACATTAGCGTTCCTATTAGCTATGTTAGGGTGTTTTGCAATGGGAATGTATATTGCAACACAGATTAGCGATTGGATTAAAAAAAGATTAAAATAATCATGATTTTAAAAAATTTATTTACAAAAGGAAGTTTAGATTCTGTTAATAACTTGGTTGATAATTTAGTAACTAACAAAGAAGAACGCAAAGAATTAAAGATTAAATTCAAGCAAGTTTTGTTAGATGCAGAATCTAAAGCACAAGCCGAAGTAACCAAAAGATGGTCTAGTGATATGGCAAGTGATAATAATTTGTCTAAAAATATAAGACCGCTAACATTAATTTTTTTAACAAGTGTGTTTGTTATAATATCGGTGTTTGATGGAAATGTTGGTGATTTTAAAATATCAGCTTCATATATTCCAATTTATCAAACTTTATTGCTTTGCGTTTATTCTGCATATTTTGCAGGAAGAAGCATTGAGAAATTAAAAACACCTAAGAATGAAAAGAAAAAAAATTAGACCTAGAGTAAATGAAAGTGAGCATGAATATTTAAAACAATATAGAAGAAATAAAGGTGATGAAGTAATATTAGTTATTTCAGACCTTCATGCACCATACAATCATCCTGAAGCAATAGATTTTTTAGAAGCAATTAAATACAAATACCGACCTACAAAAATTCTTGGAATTGGTGATGAGGTTGATTTTCATGCTTTATCATTTCATGATACAGACCCTGAGTTAGATAATGCCTACGCAGAATTAGTCAAAGCAAAAAAAATAATTAAAAAACTTTATAAATTATTTCCTAAAATGGATTTAGTCCATTCCAATCATGGATCTATGTTATATCGTAGAGGTAAAGCACATGGCATTCCAAGACACATGCTTAAAAGTTATAATGAAGTTTTAGAAGTTGGAAAAGGATGGAAATGGCACGTTGATTATAAATATCAAATGGTCAATGGTCAATGGTTATTTATGACACATGGATTAAAAAAGAATGGTTTAACGTTAGCTAAAGAAATGGGAATGTGTGTTATTCAAGGTCATTACCACACAGAATTTAACGTTTCCTATACTAGTAATCCAATGAGTTTGAATTGGTCAATGATGGTAGGTTGTTTGATAGATGATAAATCAATGGCATTTGCATATAATAAAGTAAATAGCCAAAGGGTAATTCTAGGGTGTGGAATTATTATAAATGGACAACCAAAATTGATTCCAATGATACTTAAAAAGGGGGGAATGTGGGATAAAATAGTTCATTGATTACTTTAAAATATAATTGGGGGATTAGCTCAGATGGCTAGAGCATTTGGTTTGCAACCAAAAGGTCGTGGGTTCGACTCCCACATTCTCCACAACTACAAGAGGAAATTTAACGATTTCCTTTTTTTTGTTAAAAACTTTGTTAATAAGTTACAAAACAAAAATGTTGAACATTTGATTATTATATACAATTTTACAAAAACAAAAACTAAAAATTATGAAACAAAAAGATTTTTTAATATTGCAAATAATTAATAAAACAAAATTAGATGCAAGAAGTTTATATTTTTACGCACAAGAATTAAACGAATTAAGCATTGAAAAATTAATTAACATTAAAAACCAATTAAGCCATGAATCCTAAAAATCAAAAAGAAGCGGTGTTATATCACTTGCAACAATTTCAAACAATTACAAGTTTAGAAGCTATAAAAGAATATGGTGCAACAAGATTAAGTGACATTATATTTAGATTAAGAAAAGAAGGTTATAATATTGAAAGTTTGCCTTTTGTTCGCAAAAATAGATTTGGTAATTCAGTAACTTTAGCAAAATATTATTTAGATGAAAAATAGAGAATTATTAAAAAATTTATACAATAAGTATAATTTAACTCCTAAAGATATATTTAAATCACCAATTGGTTTTACTATTATCAATAGGTCAGGAATTGATAAAATTCAAGCTGTTGCACAAATAGAAATAAATTATTCATTAGAAAAAATATCTAATGATAATAAATTTGTAGTTATAAAAGCAACAGGACACACAAAAGATAAATTTATAGAAACTTATGGTGAATCATCACCACAAAACACACGAAATCAATATCCTGTTGCAATGGCAGAAAAAAGAGCTATGAGCAGATGTGTATTAAAACTAACAGGTTTTTACGAACTTGGTGTTTATGGTGAAGATGAAGTAAATGAAATAACAAAAAAATAATTATGGAAAACTCACAAATAAAAAATGTTCCTATATATAGGGTTATAAAAAAAGAAAATAAATCTGAAGGTATTATAACACAAGTTATTTTTGCTAAAGATGATGAAAACAAAAAACTTATTATGGTTGATGTTTGCGAAATGGTTGTTGTTGATTTTTTTTATGATTGGGAAGATTTTACGAATCAATATAAATTAGATGTTGCGTTAAGAATATACGAACATATATAATGAATCAACTATATACTTTAAAAAATAGAATTATAAATGAAGAAACATTAATTGTTGATGGTGTTTTTGTCTGGGATTATCCTGAATTTTGTGATGCTTATTTTTCTTTTGCAAAAGACATTGAAGGAAATGAATTGTATGATGAAGAATTAGATAAATTGACAAACAAATATCCTGAATTAGTTAATGAACTTGCTTTAAAAAAAATGTTTGAATGAAACCAAAATATATTAAAAATTTATTAAGTGGTTGTTGCAAAGCTGATATTTATGAAAAATACACACCAAAATATCTTGGTGGTTCGGTTCGGTATTGTGCAAATTGTGGCAATGGTGTTATGTTAG